GGGGTTCTCACTCCACTCATCAAAGTATTCTAAGTTTACAGAAGATAAACAACACACTGCTGTTCGTTCTTCGTTAGTAGGTAAAGTAATCTCAGAACATAGATTGCTCTGTTTGATTTCTAATCCTAAATCTTTTTGTTCTTTAGGTAATGCTTCGTTACATGTGTCTATATTAATCATGTATGGCTCACCTGTCTCTGCTCTTGCATTGATGATCTGCCACCATAAGTCTCTAGCATTTACAATCTTAGTAGGCTCATTAGTCTTAGGGTCAATCAATCTAAAGTCTGCATCTTCTTGTACAGCTTTAAGAAACTCATTCGTAAGATTGATACCGTTATGAAGATTAAGATTCTTCCTGTTGATATCACCACCAGATTCTTTACGCATGTTAATAAACTCTTCAATCTCCGGATGAGATATATCCATGTACGCAGCATACGAACCACGTCTTGTAGTGCCTTGATTGAAGGCTAACATTTGAGAATCTACCACATGCATGAAAGGGATTGAACCAGTAGACTTACTACCGTGAGTAGTAGAAATACCATTACTCCTAATATCTCCCCAAAATCCACCAATACCTCCACCTGAACTTGCCAACCAAATATTCTCGTCATAGTGAGCAGATAAACCATCCCTGCTGTCAGGTACATAATTGAGGAAACAGCTAATAGGAAGACCACGACTTGTTCCCCCGTTACTAAGTATAGGAGTGCTAAACATGAACCAACAAGAGGAACTGTAGTGATAAAGTCTTTGAGCCAACTCAAAATCTGTGTGACCTTTGTAGGTTGCTCCGAAGACGGATGCTCTGGCAAATGCTTCTTGGGCATGTGTTTCATTCTCCCATAAGTATCTATCCTTGAGAGTGTCAAGGCTAAACTTATCTAATAGTTTTTCATTACTGTAATTAATTTTTATACCAAGGTATTCCTTGATACCTACTTTATCATCTACCATTATGAGTTCTCTGTGTCGTGTACGTTAAGCATTATTATACCATAATGTAGTATTTTTAGCAAGTCTTTTCTGTTCTTTCCTTCTTTATTTCCATAGCGTTTAGCGTACTTCATAATGTTACCAAGAGTAAATCCCTCACCATGACCAGAATCAATAATAATATCTGTAGCTTGGTACTTGTCAGAAGCATAGTGCTCCCCATATGTACCATCAATATATTCTTTTAGTTCTTGTATTAATTGTCCTTCATTAAATTTATAGTTCATCGTTTCTCCAATCATCGGGTAAAGTATCTTCACTGTACCATCTAAAGTTATTTGTTTCAGCCCATTCAGCATGGGTACGTTTTGTTCCATCCTTGCGTACCTTTGCTCCCGGCATAGGTGAGAAAGGCTTTTGAAATAAGAACACTAATTCTGTATAGCTTTTGTTTAATGCTTCTCGTATATGTATGTACTTACTATACTCTGCATAATCCCAAAACCTACCTTTTGCTTCTAGTAATATTGTCTTACCTTCTACCTTCTTTACAAAGTCTGGTTCGTATTTATGCTTAACAACATAGTTAATAACATCCCAATGATGTTTCCAATCTTTAAGAATAGTCTGGTGCATATCAAATTCCCATGCACTATCATATCCTTTAGGTACGTTAATTTTTTTAGGTCTAGGTTTTCTGGGTACTCTTCTAGGCATTAAGGTCTCCGAGTGTCATGTTAGGATTACGTTTTACTTGTTTGTAAAACCACCTTAAACTATAAGCACTCAGTAGAAACTTATTGTTTGCAAAGATGTGAGTCTGTTCTGGTAAGAACTCATTAAGATTCTTTCGGTGTATCTTAGATGTATCCTCTCCATCTGGAACCATTGTACGTAACCACTCAATGAGTAGGTCTTCTGCTCTACGTCTTAATTGTTTTGATCTTCTTCCACTCATATCTGTGTTACCTCTATAACTTTAGGTGGCTTGGGTGTTTGAGTTAAATATTTTAAACCGTTAGAATATTTAAATACTCTTAAACCTTTACCCTCATTAGAATCTTTATGACATTCAAACTTGTGTCTGCAATACACACACTCTCTAGGTAGCTGCATGTTACCAGACTTACCATCGGGAACAGGACTATAACATAGTTCTGGTGGTGTTGCTAACTTAACAGCTTTCTTTATATCTGTAATCTTTTTCTTGATGTTAGGCTTGTCAAAGTTATCAGGTCTATACAAAGCTAACTCACCAGATTCTTTATTAAGAGCAAGGAATCCACCCTTGTCTGTACCCTGTGCTTGTTCATACCCTGCAAGTTGAGCCATGTAACCAAACATGTCGTTCTCTGCTAGAGTACCATCTTTGAATTTTTTAAAAGCAAATCCAGAAGCTGTCTTGATATCTACTACCTCACCATCAATAACACAATCCATGTGTCCTTTGATACCAGATACTTTGATCTCTTTCTGTTCATCAGTAACTGTATGTCCAGATAGCTTGATAAGAAATATAACTATCTCTTCAAGTAAATGTCCATATAAAAACTTAATGAATAAAGAAGGTGGCATCCTTTCCGGAGTACCTTCTGACTTCATATCAAACCAAAGTTGTCGTGACTTCCTACCTATGTTAGACATACGTAAGGTTGCATCACCTCTTGGTTCAGGATGAGACCACTTGTAAAGTATCTCTTTCATAGACTCACCAAACTGCTCAATGCTATCGGGGTCTAGGTCAATGTGCTCACCATCAGCAAGTACACCTATCTTATTATATATATCTTCGACTAATGTGTCAAGAGTCTTTTTAGATTTAGTCATATTTTTTTTCTCTATGTTTAATAAAATGAAGTGTTCTGTCAACAGGATTAAATTGTAATAGTTGTACACCAAGTTTTTTTTGTAGATCATTTCTACTCTGACATTTTGTTACGTTGTTTCCTGTTGTTTTATGTTGTTGTGGTTGTGCAGTTTTAACATCTATAAATGTAGTAGTTCCATCTTTTATAGCTACCATATCAATAGGTCCAGTACAACCAGTATTTTTAAAAACTTCATAGCCATTATCCCATAGCCAAGTTACTGCATAATACTCTGCAAGGTCTCCCTTTCTACTATCATCATTTGGTTTAATGTGTATCACTCCAATTACCTCCTACTTTATATTCGCCATCCATTGGACAGCGTAGATTAAAATGTTCACCTGCTTCTATAATACTTTTTACTGCCATGTCTCCAACAAAATCTGCTTGAGATTCTCTGACTTCGATCTGCCATTCATCATGGATGTTAGCAACAAATCTATAATCAATAGTATTAAGTCTTAACAAACTATCTAAGTTGACTAATGCTTTCTTCATTAAGATTGCACCTGCTCCTTGAAGTAGTGTGTTCAAAGCTGAGTGTTTGTTTCTTATGTACAGCTTCCTACCATCTAATCCTTTGAGGTAATTTTTTGAAGCTGCTCTGTCAACTCGTTCCTTAAGAGATTTATATGTTGGGAGACTACTAAGAAAGCGTTCTCGCAACTTCTTGCCTTCTGCTCTGCTTCCTTTAATAATGCTTCCAATCTTCTCATCTCCTGCTCCGTAAACGAGGGCGTAGATGAAAGTTTTTGCCTGATCTCTTGATTTAAGTCCAGCAAAGTTTTGGTTAGTCGTGTGAATGTCTCCATTAATAATTTCATTTATGTACTCCTTATCATCCATGTAATGTGCTAACATGCGTAGTTCTAATCCACTTGCATCTACACCTACAAGCTTGTGTCCTTCTGGTACAGTCCAACAAGCTCTACATTCTTTACCGTAAGGACTATGAACAGACGGAACTTGTGCAACATTAGGATTTCTATGTGTCATTCTTCCGGTAATCGTACCGTTAGGAATAACAAATCCATGTATCCTACCATCATCCTTAACAGCTTCTACCCATGAATCAATCTGAGCTATACGCTTTTGCAGTAGTAAAAAGTCTGCAATAAGTTTTGCTTCGTGGATATGAGTTATCTTAGATAATGTTTTCTCATCTACAATAGGCTGACCAGTAGGTGTAAATCTATCTGGCTTCCAACCAAAGTCAATAAGATATTCTCCAATCTGTTTACGAGAACCAAGATTAAACTCTTGTAAAGTTTGTCGCATAAAAGGATTGAAGTTGTTAGTATCTAAACAGCGTTGATATTCTTCATCAGTGAGTCCACGCTTGGATAGATTACCATCTTTCTTGATGTAGGGTGTGACCTCTTTTGTGTCTACCCATTTAGGTTTAAACGTTTCATGTACCTCTGATTCAATCAGTTGTTTCTTTTCTCTAAGCTCTGCTAATAAACTAAGTGCTGACTGCATATCAAAAGCAAAACCATCTTGCTCCTGTTGTTTCATAATCTTAGCTATACCTTGTTCAATCTCAATAGACTGAGGTGAAAAACCTTTTGACTCTTTGCGAAGTTCTTGTAGTACTCTAGTGTTTAACTGTACATCCCGTACACAATAGTTTAACATGTCAGTAGAGTAATTAAGATAATCTTCAAACTCAATCTTTGGATAACCTAACTTGTATCCCCAAGTCTCAAGACTGTGACCACCATCCCTTGTTGGATTGAACAGTCTGGATAAAACTAAAGTGTCAATAAGTTTTTTATCACTAAGATCAACTCCTCCAAACTTTTCCACAACTGGAATATCAAATCCAATAATGTTGTGACCAATCAGTCTATCTGCTGTAGTAAGAAACTGATATCCTTCTTCTAACTTGTTAGGTGGGAACTTAAATATCTCACCTGAGTCAGGATTCTGGGCAACGATACACCATACTTTAGTAGCATGGATATCATCTGTTTCTATATCAAATACTAAATCCATTAAAAGCCTTCATCCCCAGAGTTATCAAACTCTATGTCCTCGTTAGTTAATTCAGATAGTCTGCCGGTCTCTGCATCATAGATAACTCTAGCTGCCATACCTACATCACCTGTGTATCTTGATTTAAGTACACGTAGTCTTGTAGTTCTAGCTTCGTCTGGGTCGTCTGATTGTTGATTACGTTCTAATGCAATCACACAATCTGATAACTGACCAATACTGTTAGAGCCACGTAGATGAGAGAGACTTACTTCAATTCCATTCTCGTGTCCTTTGTTTCCATCGACACGTCTAAGATGTGATACAAGTATAATACCTGCACCTGTTTCTTCAACTAAACTTCTAAGCCTAGTCATAATAGAATCAATGGCTCGTCTCTCATCACCTTCATGCACTGCACTTACCAACATGTGCAAGTGATCTACAACCACCCACTTACAGTCACATCCAATAATCATAAAGCGAAGCTTAGTAAAGATATCATCAATGTCGTTAGTGCCAAAGTGTGAGTGAACCCATACTCTGTTTTTGTTCTCACCATCGTACAAGATGTCAAACATCTTATCAAGTTCTTCTTTAGAAAACTTCTCACGTTCTTGGTCAATGTATAACCTAGCGTTAGCTTCAATAGAAAGTATACCATCAATGGTACGTCTCCAATCTTCTTCTAACG